AATAACCATTCCATTTTCAATTGTTTCAGGTGCATCCATTGGATCAATTTCTTCACCATCAACAATTACACGAAACTTTGACAGATTGAAATCTCTTGCTGCTGACTTTACCGTTTCAACAAAATCATCACCATCTTCTACCTCAAAATCATTACCGTTTACAGTCATAATAGGTGCTGCCACTTCATCAACTTCCATAACATCTTCTGTAGTCCACATAATTTTTCTCCTTGTTTAAGTTTTATTTACCATTAAAGAGGATTAACTTTAAAAACTCACCCCATCCACAACTTCTTTATACTTAATTTGTTATCTAATATCAACAATTATTTTAAATCTTTTTCCTTCTTTTTGCAACCCTTCTTTCAATACTTGGTTTTGTAATACCAGCCCTTCAAGGTAATCCATTATTTCTTAACATATTGATAACATTAGAAACACCCATGCTTTTTAAAGTTTCATAATCCATTTTAATACCAACATTTTCTAAATTCTTTTGAGCAATCCCAATGTATTTGTACATATTATCTCCTATTAAATGTTTTGTCAATATTTTTTAATTATTCCATTTTAGACATAATAAAATATTTTTCAGATAAATTAACCTTTTCAAATAAAATCATTCCTGCATTCTGTTCTTCTCTATATACAAATTTTAATTTAAATTCATCTGATGTAATAATATTTAATACTGAATTAATATTCTTATATTCAAAACATAATTCAATGTCCTTAAATGTTACGTCATCTAATTTATATTTTAAACCATTTGAATATCTATTTGTCTTATCTGTAGCTTCAATATATAAACTATTATCTTCAACTGTAAAATAAATTTTATCAAACTTACTTGCAATTTTCTTTACTTTATTGAATATACTAATTACATCGTTTGTTAAATCTAATTCATGAAAAAATTCTAATTCTGGTTCTTCTGCCCCAAAACTTGATACAAAATCTTCAACACAAAAGAATAATTTAGATTTTTGCCTTCCATCAATAAGAGTAAGTTTATCACTATCTAATTTATATGATATTTCATCATTATCAATTAAATCAAGATATGGTTTAACATTTTTATTTGGTTCTGAAAAATTAAAAGTTGTATCATCTGAAACATCTGTAACAATATCATTTTCCATATTGAGAAAAATAACTGCATTTTGATCAGGTGACATCATTTTTGATCATACTTTTCCATCATTAAAATTAATACTTGTTGATTCAATAGAATAATTTAAGGTTGATTTCTTTAAATATTCTAAAAATTTATTCACATTTAAATTCATAAACAAATTCTCCTTTTATAGTGATTTAATTGCTTCATTTCTACTCACATTATAAGTTAATTGGATTTCTTCAATTTTCTTTTCTTTTTCTACATCTTTTTTCTCCTTTTGTGACCACTTTATAAATCTTCTTTTTTTAGGAATTGACTTCATAAAATATTTATACACCAACTCATCGGGTAAAGTAAATAAACATTCATTAATTTTATTTACTATATGAATAGTATCAGGAGAATGAGACAATCACAAAGACAACATATAAGAAGACAAATCTTTCTTATTATATTCTAACTTAGTTTTATTGTTAATTGAATTAAGAAAATCAAATATTGTTGTTTTATCTTTCATTATGTAATAGTCCCTTAAAGTTTAATTAAATATTTATATTGTTTATCTGTAATATAACATTTTTTCTTTGCTTGATCAATATAATTTCTAGCAACTAATGATTGTCCTGAATTTGTACAACTCTTCATTATCTTTTCACATTTCAGAAAAATTTTTACTTTATCTAATTGAGTCATGTTAATTCCCCTTCTATTAAAGTTAAATCATCATAAAATGTTAATGTAATAAAATTTATACTTTTTGTTAAGTTATTAATATCATTTATAAATTTATCATTATATTCAATAACATAACCTATTATTTTATTAAAGATTTTTAATTCTAACAATTTATATTGTTTTTGAATTAAAAATCTTTTTAAATCATTAGTTCTTTGAGGGTCATGTGAATGTTCATTATTAACAGATATTAACAGATATTTCATTTTGGTTTATATATAACTATTATATTTCATTTAAATAAAAATTTTCTTCATAACACTCTATTTACCTTTTCACTATAAGAGATTTAACTACATTTCCATCAACATTTCCATTAAAGTGTTTCATTACATCTCCAATTGCTTGCATCTTATTTTTATACTTGTTAAAGTCTAAAGTGTCAAGAAAAGAATTAATTTCTTCTTCTGTAATTTCTTTAGGTAAATATTTATTAATATATTCAATTAATTCTTCTGATGCATATTTTTCCTCTACATATCTTGAATCACACATATTAATCATTTCATTACAATTTTTTACAACCTTTTTTAAAACTTTAATTGCAAGTTCATCACTAACAGATTTATCTGTTTTTGTAGAAATTCTTTGTAATTCACCTAATAGAAATTTAATCTTATTTCTTTCACTCTTATCCAATTTACTATTAGATAACATTTCTAACATATTAAAATAAATAGACATTTTTATTCTCCTTTATTTTTTCATAAAAATTACTACTATAATAGAGAAATATACTATTATATCTCTATTATTTTTTAATCTAATGTATAAAATACTGGTGTGTAACCATCTTCCTTTAATGCACTCATTGAAACATTAGACAATAAAATTTCAACCTTTTTATTTAATTCTACATCTTTACCATTTGGATAAGGAACATTATTAACATAGTTTGCTAAAACATGAATATTAAGTTTTTCCTGTAAATCATTCTTTAAAATAATCATAAAATTCAAATTTTCAATATCAATATTTGAAATAGGAAATGATTCTTTAATTTCTGTTTCAAGATTAGTAAGATACTTTTTATTTAAAGAAACATAAAAAACATCTTTTTCAGTGAATGCAACATTAAGAATTGTATCATAATCTGTTAGTTCATGTACTAAAGGAATTTCCAAATCACAAACAGCATAACTTGTAAATCCTCTTTCCAAATATTCTGATGGTTGAATTCTAGCAAAATACTTCTTTAAAACACTATCCAAATAACTATGTGTCTTTACAAATTCCTGTTTTGTGGGAACTTCAAAAACCAACTTTGCATTCATTCATTGAATTTCTTCTTTGTTAAACAATGAACTTGTAGTAACTTCTGTTGCAATGTTTTGATCACATCCAAATAACATAAAACCAAATACACCAATCATAAAAAACTTAAAATAATTCCACATACTTACCTCTCTTGTTAAAGGGTTAATTAAAAAAACAAATTCATATTAGATTTAATATCTATACAATCATATCTTTTAGACTCTCCTTTTGGATATGGTAATACATCATATTTTAATAGATGTTTTTTCTTTTTATTAATGAAATAAATATATCTGTGTTTGTTTCCACTTGGTTTTGTTAATATGTTGTTTTCTTTAGATCATTTAACAGGTGATGTGATTCCTTTAGATGTTATAGTTCTTTCATGTATTCATTTTCCATCATAAAAATAGTCTTTATGATTACGTTGAGAACACCCACAATATAAAAAATTTGTTGCCTGATAAACATATCCAATATGTCCTTGCCCCTCATCAGTATAAGATACAACAGCATAATATTTTTCCTTGTCTATTAATTTCATACTTTTACTAATTAAAACACTTGCTGAATTTTTAGGTGCTGTTGAATTAATACACAATCTATTTAATTCAATTACATTTCTTCTGTTTTCTTCACCTAAAAATCCTCTTCCTACTTGTGGTGAAGATGGAGATCCATAAGTAACAATTCCTTCTAAATTATTATTAACATATAATCCCATTGAATAAGTTCTACAACATTTTCTATGAGCATAATGTTTTTTCAACAATCATTCATCTGTAGTGTGATTTTCAATTAACTTAACTTTCATAATATATCCTAATACTATGTTCTAATAATTTCCTGTTTTCAGGTTTATATAATCCCATGCTAGGATGAACACTTCTACATACATTTACATTATTACCATATATATTTTCCTTGGTCATACATCCATTTAATTTCATTATCCCTCATTCATTTAACATTGTTTTTAATGCATGATTACCAAATAATAAAATCTTTTTTGGTTTTAACACTTTAAAATATTTTCTAATTCATTGGTTACATTTTTCCTTATGTAAATCAGAAGGTTTACCTAATTTATTACCATTCATAACTAAACATTGAACAGAATTAATAACAAAACATTCTTCTTTTTTAATTCCTATTTTATTCATTATAGGTCAAAGTATATCTCCTGTCAATCCCGAAAATGATTCTTTTGTTGAAATTTCTGTTTTACCAGGAGATTCAGCTATAATAAAATATCCATTATAACTATTTGTTCAATAAGGTAATAATTTTCCATTAGAATGTAAAGGACATTCTTTACAATTAGATAACATAATATCTAATAATTTCATTTTTCTATATGTTAATTTATTCATTAAAAAGGAACCATTTTATCAAGTCAATCATTTCTAATTTTCATTAATATTTTACCTAATTTATTTTCACCCCTTCCTCTACAAAACCCCCAATAATAATCACCCCAATTATTACCTTCAATTAATTGTTTAGGATAAGTACACAATAATTTAGTTTTCAATAATTCATTTTGATTAAACTTTTCATAAACACCTTTATACATTATTAACAATTTTTTATCATTTCAACTATCTCTTAAAGACACTTTTTTACCTAATTGTTTTGCTAATTTAGGTGAACCACACAATCTAATTTTTTCCTGATCTCTCATATTAGTTGTTTTCTTTGATTGATAATAATGTTCAACAGAAGTATATTTCAATTTGTCTATATAAAATATACAATTATAAAAATTAGATAATCAATCATTATCATTTGTAAAAGAATTAATCATTATTATTCTCCTCCTGTATATAATTCACGAGAATCATTAGATTTTTTAGCATCTTCTAACCATAATTTCATTTCTGATTCATCATATAATTTAAGGGATCTTTTATCCATAAACATTTTTCCAAGTTCACCAATACGACCACCAAATCTGTTTTTCAAGATTGCATAATGTAATTCTGATTGATAAGTTAATGAATCAATGTCTTGACCTAGAATAGAAAGAAAATCAGCAGTTGCACCTAACCCCATTGATTCAGCAATATGGTTATAAGAAGCATCTTTCAAATTTATATCAAATCCAAGTCTATTGAGCTGCGAAACTGATACTGTCGGTGCACCAATTTCTAAAGACAGTCCTCTTAATTTTACAACAATATCTTTTACATCTTCATACATGCCTCTTGATTTATCTTCTGGTTTCATTAAATTTACATAATCACAAAACACAATTTTAGGTTTAATACCTCTCATATTTAATTCTCTTAAATATGTTCTGAAAGTATTAACTGATGCATCACCAGTAGCAAATTCCTTTACATAAATTTCCCCTCTTTTATCAGTATTCTTAATTTTATGTAATTCTTTAATCAATTTTGGCTTTAATTTAGTATTATAATACATTCTATTAGTATCTAATCCACTATAAATAGAATCAAATCTTTGACAAAAATCATTTTCACCCATTTCAAGAGTAAATAACACAACATCATTTCCCATCATTACTTGGCGAGAAATAATATTAGCCATTATAAGAGATTTTCCTGAATGAATTTTACCAACAAAAGCTGAAAAACTATATGCTGGAAACCCACCATTTGTAATTTCATCTAAAAATGGATATCCTGTTGGTATTTTTAAATCTGTTGCAGTAAAAATTTTCTTTAATCTTTCTGCCATACTATCAAAATACATTGTTCCAAGATTAATATCTAAATCTTTACATAAAGCATCTTCAATAATCTTTTTAATTTTAATGTAGTTGCCTTTTTCTTCTACTACATCAACACTTTCCATAATTGCATCTTTAATAGCAGCATCTTTTAATAAAATATTGCTATTCTTTTTTAATCAATCATAATTTTCAGTAACATCAAAATTAAGATTTTCTACTGAATTAATATATGTTTTTACTTTATCAGTATAATTACTATCTACTGAATTAACTATAAGTTCTGCTTGTGGTACATTATTATACTTAATAACATGTTTTGAAATCTTATCATATATTTCACATACAACATCATTTTCAAAATATTCTGGTTTGAATTGTGTTGTTACTAATACAGAATAATCTTTGTTTGATAACATTCCTTTAATCATACATTGATAAAGATAATCTTGATTTACATCAATCATTATTTCTCCTTATATTTAGGACATTTAATTATATCTACTCTACTACTTTCTTTACATTTATTGATACATTTAAGACATTTAGGATGAATATATCTAAACCAATATTTTTCCCATTGGGGTTTAGTCAAAGTTCCTTTATCAGATAATTTTGGTGGTTCATCATATACATACAATGACTTCATATTTAATTTTTTTAGAATGTTTTTAGTCTCTTTAGTTGTTAAAGGATATCCAATAATTTTACTAAAGTCAATCAAACTTTTAAAATCATTAGGATTTTCAGGTAATTCTTTCATAGAAGATATTCTTTCTGATTCTTCAAAAGATATATCTTTAATATTAGTAAAAATTACATAACCTTTAATCAATTGATTATTTTTATTAGCAATAGATAATAACTTCATATATTCTCCTTTATGTTAAGTTAATAAATATTATTATATTTTTTATATAATGTCAATATTAAATTTAATATTGACATAATATTATACATTTATATATTATATCTATATTGTTATATCTTATATCTATCTATAATAATTATATATTCTATATATGTATTTGTATATCTTCCCTTTTCTTCCTATCTAATACTAGATAGTTTAAAACAAAAAATAAAGAAAATCAATAAAGATTTTAAATTATTTTTTGTTTACTTTTAAAGTGTAATATATTATAATTAATTTTTAATAAATAATTATTAAGAATATATATAAAAAATGGGGAAATAAATATGACTAAATTTTTTAACTATTTAAATGAAGATTTAAAAACAGATTATTTAGAAACATCAGCTTGTATTGGATCTGTTATTAGTTCTTCTGTTATGAATAAAATAGATCAATATATTCAAAATAAAAATAATGAATTAATACCAGACATTACAAATGAAATTAATTCTATTTTATCTAAAAATTATGATTGAATACCTAGAGGTGTTAAAGAAGTAAAAAGTAAATTAAATACAGATTTTATTGAAGTATTATCATTAATAAAAGGAATGAACAGTTTTATTAATGATAAAGTATCAAAAGAATTTACAGATGTTTATTTTATTCATGATAAAATAACTGAATATTATAAAATAGAAAAAGAAGTTTTTGGATCTCCTGAAGGATCAAAAGAAAATACTGCTGATTGTATTTTAATGAATTGTAATCCTAATAAACTATTTAGTTCAATTAAAAACAATAAATATGAAATAAATGAACAAAAAGGATTTGTTGAATTTGATAATGGTGTTAAATATTTTCAAGTATCTTTAAAAAAAGGAAAATCTTCTGCTCAATTAGGAAAAGTAACAAAGAAATTAAAATCAATGGGTTATGATATTACCCCAACTAATATTAATGAGGGTAAAATACTTAATTTATTTAAAAACCTTTCTAATAAATTATTAACAAAAATAAAGAATTTTATTAAAGGGTTTTTATCACCATTTGTAAATAAATGAAAAAAGACTTTTTCATCTGGAATTACTAAAAAAGATTTACAAGAATTATCTGTAATATTATCAGAAGGAAAAATTAATAAATCAACACAAAGTTTAATTGATGAAATATTAAATAATCCTGAAGATTTATTAAATAAAATTAATAAACAAATTGATTTACTTATTAGTAAAAATAATATTATAGTAAATGCTAAAAAACTTAAATCAATAAGTGAAAAATCATCTAACACTGCTTTTAAATTAGTATCAAATTATAAAACAGTTAAATTATTAAATGATATGGTTAAAGATTCAACATCTTTAGAAAAACAGGTTCAAATTTTAATATCTGAAATGTTATTTGGTGGGACTAAATTACCTTTATGAAAAGTATATGGATCATTAGGTAGTGAATTGCCATATGAATATTTAGGAGTAATAGATAAATTTACTATAAAAACCTCTGTAGATATTGATTTATTTAAAGTTGATATTAAACCCCAAAAATCATTTTATACTATTACTGTATATATGTTAGAAAATATAGATGAAGAAAATAAATATTATATTAAATTTAGAACAGGAACAAATTCTAGTTCTAAATTTACATTTATAATGGAAGGCACTAATATTGTTAAATTAAAATTAAATGAACAATTATAGAGGGTTTTTAATATGTCACAAGAATTATTAAAATATGTGGAAGAAAAGATTAGAGAAAATTATATTATTAAGGAATTATTACTTACATATGATATTAAAGAACTTTTAGATTATAATGAATTTAATATTACTGAAAAAATTCAAAACCTGCCTTTTTATACAGAACAATTTAGACTATTATCTATTACAGAAGAAAGTAAATTAAGAAAAATTGAAAATAAATTAGATATTATGAAAGGTGAAAAATATCATTATTATAAAACACAATATGATGTTTCACTAAAAAAGACTGAAATAGAAAAATATTATTTACCTAAAGATAAAGATGTTATATTATTAAGTGAAGAATGAGAAAATCAAAAAGTAAGAGTTGATTTTTTCAATTCATTACATTCAGCTTTTAAAGATACTTCATTTAAAATGAAAGAATATTTGATTTCAATCAAAGGTGGTGTATTATAAAATGATAAGATTTGACTTATATCATAATTTGTGAATACAAATTAATACAGATAATAATAGTTATTTAAAATCTCTTCATAAAGAGTTTTCTTATCATGTGCCTAATTATCAATTTATGCCTAGATTTAAAGCAGGTGTTTGAGATGGAAAAATTTGTTTAATTAATCTTGGTAATAGAACAATTCCATTTGGTTTATTCACTAGATTATATAAATTTACTAAAGAAAATTTTGATGATGAAATTATTGTATCAGATGATGTCAAAAATGTATATTCTACTGATAACATTGAAATTAAATATGATTTAAATTTAAAACCAAGAAGTTATCAAGAAGAATCTATTAAATTATTACTATCATATGGAAAAGGTATTATTAGATTATGTACTGGATCAGGTAAAAGTTTAGTTATTGCATATCTATGTAAAATACTTAAAGATAATAATAAAACAAATCAATCATTAATTATTGTACCAACTGTATCATTAGTCCAACAATTTTATTCTGATATGTTGGATTATGGAATATCAGAAGAATGGTTAGGAATGGTAGATAAAGATCATAAAGAATTTGATAAAAATATTGTTATATCAACATGACAATCTTTACAAAATAATAAAGATGAATTAGATAGGTTTGATTGTGTAGTAGTAGATGAGTGTCATGGACTAAAAGCGGATGTTATAACAGGAATACTTAAGAAATGCCCTGCTAGATACAGATTTGCATGCACAGGAACAATGCCTAATCATAAATTAGAACATTCACAAGTTCAATCATTTATTGGACCTGTTTTATATGATTTAGGAGCATCAGAATTAGCAAAAATGGGTTATTTATCTGAATGTAAAATTAATAAAATTAATGTTGATTATAGTAGTAAAATTATTGGTGATTATAATACTATTAAAGATACTGTATTATCTAATTCTTGAAGAATTGAATTATTAAAAAATATTATATTAAAATGTGATGGTTCTATATTAATGTTAGTATCTAAAGTAGAATCAGAAGGTGAATTTTTATTGCATAAATTAAGACAATTTCCTGAATTAGAAAACAGAGATATTGTGTTTTTATCTGGCAGAGATGAAGCAAATGATAGAGAAAAATGAAGAAAATTAATGGATAAAAAGAAAAATGTAATTATGATAGCTACTTATCCTATTTTCAGCACAGGAATTAATATAAAAACATTAAAAAACTTAATTTTTGCAAGCCCATTAAAATCAAAAATTAAAGTTTTACAATCTATTGGTAGAACATTAAGAAAACATATTAGTAAAGAACATGCAATTATCTATGATATTTGTGATAATTGTAAATATCTTAAATCACATGCTAAAGCAAGACAAAAATATTATGATAAAGAATCATTTGAAGTAATTGAGAGTAATATTACAGAAGGAGATAGTTTTTAAGTAGCAATTGTAAAAATAATTGTTCTATTTCCTTTCTTTTCTGTAAAATCAAATCCCATAGAATCACATATATCAATTAAAGCTAATGTAAGTTCATCTAAAGAATCATCATATTCTAATATTACAACATTCTTCATTTCAGAATAAACAATATGTAAAGGTTTATTCTGAAATGAATTTAATTTTATTGTAGTGTCTTTTCTGTTATTAGTTAAGATCTGTTTAATTAATTTTTTTCTATCTGTTTTACTTACTTCTTCTGTTAAATATTCTATAAATTTAATCATTATTTCTCCCTATCAAAATAATTTGATTGTAGTTTTTTGAATTCTTTAAGGTCTATTTTTTCTACCTTAAAAGGTATTTTTTCTAACATTTTATCTATTTTTACTAATGGTAATATAGCAGATATAATCTTTGTTGTTATTTCATCAGTTTCATATTGTAACATTTTTATAAAACCATCTGTATTTAGTGGAACATTATTATATACATAATCATACTCTTCTTTAGTAAAATCTATTGTCTTTGGATATAATACATATAATATACTATTTTTAGGTATATTAAATTTATCTGATTTAATAACTCATTCTGATTCATCAGAATACACTTCACCAATTTTTAATAATGCTTCATATATTCATTTTTCATATTCTTTTACAGATAAATCATATTCTCTTCCTGTTTTATCTGTTAAAAGTATATCAATATATTTCTTTACTTTTGTTGCCAATTCTTTAATGTTTTTAATTTTATAAATATTTGGTAAATTTGGGTGTTTTCTTTTATCAAAATCATAATAGACATTTCTTATACCATAATATCCCATATCATATATAATATCTTTTCTTTTAGAAGATTTACATTTTTGCATATATTCAAATAAATTACCATATACTTGACTATCTCATTTAGGTGATGCATTAAACAATCTTCTTAAATATTTCATATTATTACTAACTAAATAATGTGGATTATTATACATTATTCTAGTAATTTTATTATCTTTAATAATGTCTTTAGAAGGCATTTTTAACATTGCATCTCTAGCAACACCAAGAAATGAGAATTTTATATTTTCATTTCCTGATATTCCTTTTAATCCTGATATAACACCTTTTTCTAATTCATCTTTCATTTCTTTTAAATCAAATACAACTCAAAAATATTCAGGAATATCTTCTGTAGTAAATGATCTTTCATTTATATAATTGTAAAATTTCATTATTCTAATTCCTTAACAATGTTTTTATTATTTTTATATAATTGTGTTACTACTGACCTGTCTGTTATACCCATAAAATAATCAGTAATAAAAGGTATATAATTTTTTTTTACTATATAATATTCTTTACAATCTAACATTATTTCATGTCCATACATTAAAGCGTCATTTAAATCACCTTTCATATAAAATGTTTTAAAATTATGATATAATTCTTCTTTTAATTCATCCATTGTATTTTCAATATAATTATCAACAAATTCATCTTCGTCAATATGTGATGACCAACCCATATTTTTTCTTATATCACTGTATTCATCATCAGGATAATCTCTTTGTATATTTTCAATTACTTCTTCAATAGTTACTGCCTCATATTCATTATCTTTATAAAGAAATGTTCCATATCTTGGATCTCATTCTCTATCTATAAAATCACCTTTAGCTTGCATTTCTAATTCATATGCATCATGTTGACACATTGTTTCATCATAATAAGAATAAAAATCTTTAATTTCTTTACTTCAATATATTTCATATTTACCTATAGGAAAAACAGCAAATATATCACCATATTCTTCTGCTTGTCGTATTGATCCTGTTGTAAATAAAGTATCACTTCTTAATTTAATATTAAAAATATCTTTAAATATATCATTAGACATATTATGAAACCATTCTATTGTATCTTTTGGCACTCTTCCTTTTCTTACTTTCTTTTTAGCATAAACACCAATATTTAAATTTGATCCTCTATATAAACATTCAGGATTCTTAAATGATGTTCATTCTTTAAGAAAAGGTTTACAGTTTTTCTTGATATCATTAATACATTGTTGTAACTTATCAACATTTACTTTATTTGATTCATTTAAATAAGTATAAAATTTCATTATATTATCCCCAAATCTTTTTTAACTCTATCTATATAACCATAATCAGCAGCATAATAACTATCACATAATAACATTATTTCAACACTACTTTTTAAACCATTACAAACATCTTTAGTTAATATATAATTATTTAATAACTTTTCTCTATATAATTTAGATTGTTTTATATCATTTGGACTATCTCAAAATTCTGTATTTTGTATTATTTCAGTATATAGATCTTTAACACTAGGGTTATATAAAATTTTATATTTACCTATAGGAAAAATTAAAAATGGTATTCCATACTTATCTGCTTCACCTGGATCACTTGTACAAAATAAAGAATTTGATCTTGGTTTAATTTTATATTTATTATAAAATCATCTATCAATATAATCATGTCAATATTTTGAAGTATCTTTAGGTTTTCTGTTTTTTCTTACAGTATCTTTAAAAAAGAAAAATTCAGGTTTTCTTCCTGATATTAACATTTTATCATGAGAACATTTTTTAATGTTTTTAAGATATATAGAACAATCTTGTTTTATTTTAGATAAAACTTCTTCATAATTTAATTTTTTACTTCATTTAAGTAAGTATAAAATTTCATAATATTTAATCACCAAATTCTTTTTTAAATCATGCTTTCTTTGTTACATCACCTTTATATAATGTGTTATAAACATCTTTTAAATTTTGTTGTGATAATTCAAAATCTTTTTCATGTTCTAAATCTTCTCTTCTTCTTTTTGAATCTAAATCCATTTGTACTTCTTTTGCCTTCTTTTCAAATTCTTTATATAAATCTTTTGAAATACTTGTGCCAAAAATTTTATCAATAGTCTTTTTAATCTTATTTCCATACTTTTTATAATATAAATCAATCATTTTAAAAGCTACATCTAACTGTTTTTTAGTTTCACATGATTGTAAAACCATTCTAATCTTATCTTCAAAATCCTTTTTTTTCATTTTCATTTAAATACGTATCAATTTTTTCTTCAATGTTCATTTTTTGTCCCCTTTTTATCCTTTATATATAAATTCTGGTGTGAATTTATTATTAAATAATGAAATACCATCTGTTTTTATTTTCTTTACTAATTTAAGATTTTTAAATCCTTTTGAAATATCATTTCATACATATGGATCAATTGAATTAAGTTCACAAGATACTAAAGATGTGTGTGGTAACATCCCGCCTGGAAAAGACCTAAATTCAGGAAATTTTTCATTTAATGTTTTTACTGAATTTCTAAACTCATTACTATTATTAAATTCTAATGCAATAAAGTCTTTCTTTGCAATTGGACCATGAAATATTTTAAGTTCTTTAATATTTAATGAAATGTTTTTATCTAATTTCATCATTGCTTTAACCATTTCATCTTTTTCATATACACCTGTTATTTGTGATATAGAAATATGTGGTGTCTCATTTAAAGAATATTTAATGTTATTTCTATCTAAAAAAGATGTAATATATTCTGTTACTCTTTTTATACTTCTAGGTGAAATAGAATAACCTATCATTGTTCCAATTAATTTCTTTTCATTTATATATTTATAAAATTTCATTTCTAAATCCTTTAATTTTTATATCAAGTATTAACATATTTTTTAATTTCAGGTAATGTAAATTCATCTGTATCAATAAGATATTTATGACCATTTTTTCTCATTTCTTCTATTAACATTTTACCAATAGGATTTTCTAAAGGTGAATTAAAAAATCCTTGTGTTTTATTATAACACTTTATAATAACATCATCTGTTAATTCACCATCATCATTATTTATTTCAACAAAATATGAAAATTGTGTTTTATAATAAGACTTTAAACTTTTTGTTTTTTCATATACTGATTTAAGAAAATCTTCATCTACTTTTCTACTTCTATTTTTATTTCTTTTTAATGCTGTTTCTAAAGGTGTGTTTACTCATATCATTCCAACATCATAACCTAATGATTTTAATATACCTGTTCGTTTTAATGTATTAGAAGGATTACTTGATGTACCATCAATAATTAAAGGAAGTAATGAATTAAGATGTTGAACTAATTGTGATTTTGTTAAATGTTCTGATTTATCACCATATTTAGATCAGTTAAAATCAGAATTCTTCATAAAGTGTTCAACTCATATATCAGTATTAACTATTTTTATTGGTATGTCCCCACCCTTAATCCTTGAAATTGTAAAACTTTTTCCTGATCCTGGTGTACCACACATAACAATAGACTTAAGTATTCCTTTATCATTGATTGATTCATTTATATAATTATAAAATTTCATGTTAATTCCTTATTTATTCCATACTTTTTTAGCTTTTTCAGGACCAACCCATTTTCCTTTTTTATCAATACCTCTACTTATTAATTCATTTTTAGATATTTGAATTATATCAATTTTCTTTAAAGCGATTTTTAAAATTATTTCTGTTCCTATAGTTTGAAATATTAAATTGGGATTATTTTCATCCGAAACTTCATTTAAATATGTGTTAATTTTTTGTTCAATATTTTTCATTTGTTAACTCCATATAGTTATTTATTTAATTTTTCAGGTTGTATTTTATAGTCACCTGATCTTCATTTTGTTTGACCAAAATATTCATCTTTTATTGAAACACAAAATCCTTTTACTCCATCACCCATTTTATCTTTCATTTCTAATACACATTTATCAAACCATCCTGTTTCATTGGGTTTTAATTCAAACTTGTCTGATAATGTATTTACAAATTTTCTTACAGAAGATATATTTCATCCTTTAGGATAATTATCAAATCCTATTTCATTTAATCAATTATAAAAATTTATTATATTATCCTTTGTATATGTTATTAATATAATCTATTGAAACTAAATCATATGAATGATGGAAGTCTTTCAATTTTAACTGTTTTTTATTATTTTCATGTTCATAAGCAACATGAACTCACCCCCCAGGAAAATATTCACAAATTAATTCCTTATATTTCAACTCTTTATATATAAAATTAACAATATCAATTAAAGGAATATCATAATCAATTGGTTCTATATCAGCAGCAAACCCAAAAACATGATTAGAAGTAGAACTTCCACCAATTTTTAGATTTAATTCTAATGATCTATAACCAGATGTAATTCTAATAGGTCCAAAATAGTCTCTAATTGGTTGTAATATATTCTTAACTAAATTTTCTATATTATTTCATATAATTTCAGAAGTTGGTATATTA